TTGGTGATAGTGTATGTTTTCATTGGTTTGCTTTTAGTCTAGTGGTTTGAGTTCTTTTGTTGGTTGTATTCGTCCAGTCCACGCCGTCCAGCTTTGGCAACGGAGTCCATAATGTCTTGCACCTTGCGCGAGAGCATGGTGATTGTTGTGTCGGTGTTGTATTTTTTGCCAGCGCGTCTTTCGCACCACACTGACAGCGTTTCGAGGCATTCCCGTAGTCTTTCCCTGCGAGCTTTTGCTACCGCATGGTCAGAAAAACAAGTCGAAGCAGCCAATTCGCATTGCTTGTCGTGGGCGCAAGCGGGGTATCCGCAATCATCTTCTCGCCCGGCAGGGCATGGGTATTTCTTGCTCATGGCTGTTCTCTTTCGTTCTCCCAAGGCAGGCTGGCAATGTCGCTGTAACCATCCTTGAAGTGCTTTGCGTATGCGTCTCGGTATTCGGTGGCTAGTCGCCTTGCCTCGTCCCGCTCGCGCTCCAGCTTGCGGCTGAGTTCAGCTTCCACTGCCCACTCGTAAAGATTCGCGTCTGTCTCTGGTGTGTCACTCATTGCTTTTAGTCTATTAGTTTGAGTTCTGAATTATGATGTGGGTCATATGACCTATGATTCATGTCGGTCATTAGCAAGTATGTCTGACCCATCCGTTTTGGATGTTTGAGCGTTGAGTTCTCCGTAATATTCACCGTTGAGCCAGGCAATATGTGAAATGCGTCTGCGAGTTTCCTCAATCGTCTCGCTAACGTAGGGACTCATATGCCGGCCCTCGGTTCTCCACCATCTCTCAAATGGCGTCTCGTCGGTGTTGAAGCTTGCTTTTGCGCTCATGAATTAAGATTTATTCGTGGCGCCAATCATCGACGCCGCCTTGTTGATAAGCTCCTGTGCATCCAGGATCAAGCGCAAAATTTCGCTTTCGCTAGTATTGGCCTCTGGCATTGGTTTTGCAGCTCCAACCCGATCCATTGCATCCTCCAGCTTGTCATATAAGTCCGCGTCGTATGTCTTGCGGTCTTTGATTTGCTTGAGAGCGTTAATGACCGTCGTATGATCCCTGCCTCCGAATACTTGGCCAATGCGCTGCAAGCTCAAATTCTTGCGATTGCGGACGCAATACATCGCAAGCCATCGAGCCTCGGCAACGCCACGTTCGCGGCTGCTGCTTACAATCTCCGCGCGGGTCGCCCCAGTTAATTCGCCGACGACCTCGAAGATCCTCGCAATCTCGGCTTGTTGCTTAGTTGTCAGTGTCATTTCAGTAAATCCAATTTGCCAGCAATATGCCGCTGGCGGTTCCAAGGCAAGCGCCCGATGAATAAACGAGCCTGTCGGCCCAGCTTCCAATCGCTATGCGCTTGATGTTAAAGGTCCAGGCAAGGCTGATGCCAAAACCGACGAGCAAAGCGCCGGCAAACTTGCCGTTGGCGATCTGCCAAGTGTTGAGTGCTACAAGGAAAACTTGCAGCCATGCGGTCAAAAATAGCGATTTCATGGTTCAACTTTCTGAAGCTCCTGCTTGATTTTGGCGGCTGCGGCCTTGGCATATGCGCCCGGCCCTCCATTGTTTTGCTCCCATTCTGGGATCGTCTTGGTTTCAAACTTGATTGTTTTCCTGCAAGCCTCGGCCACCCGGCGGAAGATGAACTCAGTTGAGTGTCCATGCCCCTTGGCTATGCGGTCAATCATTGTGATGGTTCTCAGCAATATCAGCGGCTTTTCCTGTAATCCTGAGATCCATCGTGCCAGTTCGTCAAAGGTATTGCTCTCAAGCTTGCTTGCGAGTGATTCCAGCTCGTCGATGGCGTATCCGCCTTTTACGATAACCATGCAGGTTGCGGTCGTGTCTTCGTGTGGTCGTTTTGTCATAAGTCTAGTCCTTTCAGTTGTCTTTCGGTCAGTGTTCTTTTCTGGGCTGCGGCATATCCATGTGGCAAGTCCTCATATCCTCGGTCACGCAGCCAGCGGTCCAAGGCTGGGACAAATTGCCCGCCGTCTTTTTGCCAGTTGTGCGATTTGCTCCAAGCGCGGATTGCTTCCAATACCTGGGCAAGCGAATCCTTTGGCATGGCCTTCCATTGGGTATGGACCTTTTTGCGGGTTGATCGCGCCCTGCCGGTCTGAGGATATTCCTGCCAAATGCTCTCCACAGCGTCGGGGTAACCCGACATAGTATTATTCTTTACCTTCTTATCCTTCTTCCCCTTCTTATCCTTTGTGTCTGTCGGTGTTCCGTCACTGTGTCCGTCACTGTGTCCGTCACTGTGTCCGTCACTGTCCCGCGTCGAGTTGTAAGCGTCGTAATTGCAAAGAGTTAAGATGGTCTGTTGGTGTGCCGTTTTGCGGTTCAACATTTGGTCGTTTTCGAGTCCATTTAAGAAACGCCTAACTTTGCCAATACTCCATGACCATCTCTGGGCCAAATAGCGCATAGAAGCGATCTGTTCCCCGCGTTGCAGGGTAAAGAGTTGGCCGTCGAGTAGCTGCTTATGCTCGGCAAAGCTGGCCCGCTGGATCAGGTCCAGAAACGCCTCGGCCTTGCTAAACGTGCGTGGATGGTCCCATAAATAATGGTCGAAGAATCCGCGTGACAGCTTAACAAAGCCGCCGCTCATATTGTGTGATTTGCTCATCATGTCTCAATTGATTCTAGCATTTCGCATCAGGTTGGCCACAGCCTCGGCCTCGGTGTTGCCGGTCCCGACCCACTCGAAGCCCGCGCCAATGGCGAGCGTGGCCGTGTATAGGTTGCCGGCAGCCGTGTTGAGCCTGACTTTGATTTTCTGCTTGGTTTTCATGGTTGTGATTTGAGCCATGATGGGAAAATGGCCGTTTTCGTTGGATTATAATCTAGCTTGGTTTCATGCGACTGCGAATATCCAATGGCATCCCGCATTTGCCGTTTCATGGTGTCATGATCGACTGTCTTGCGCTCAATGACGCGCCACACCGGAAGCTCGGCGTCTGAAATGCAAACGTGGACACGGACCTCTCTCGTCTGTCCAAAGCGCCATGAGCGCCTGACTGCCTGATAAAAAGCCTCATATGAGTAGCTGATCGAGGCGAATGCCATATTCCGACAATGCTGCCAGTTCATGCCAAATCCGCAAATCTTAGGTTTACTGATTAAGACACGAGCCTGTTGATTGGTAAATGCGTCGAGTCTGGATTCCTTCTGCTCAATAGTCTGGCTGCCCTTTACTTCCACGGCATCGGGTATCAGTTTTGCCAGCATATCGCTTTCGTCATTGCTCTCGCACCAGACAATCCAAGGCTCGCTTGAGGAATTGACCATATCGGCCACGCTACGGCATCTCTCGTCAATCGTAGCGCGTCTGGTGGCGTGCAGGTCGGTAGCTGCCACACTTGGCATATCAAACAGCATATCGGCTGAATCTGTGATTAGTGGCGCATTGTGGACGTGAGTTTCGACATGCAGATTGGGCAAGTCATATCCTTCGTCACTATGGCCCAGGTCGGAGGGTTTTGAGACGCAGCATGACCAAGATCCGACCCATGACCAGAAATCCTTCACTGCATGGCCCTTGAGCCTCCAATCCGCCGTATTCGCTGAGTCATGGATAAACCAGCGCGTCAGCATCTCTTGGGCGTTCATGATGCCTAGGAATTGAGAATGATTGCCCAGCTCTGTGTGATCGTTCGGTGCGGGTGTCGCCGTGCAAGCAAGCTTATAAGGCGTGTTTTTGTAGGCCTCGGTCAGCCATTGCCTCATCTTGGACGATTGGCCCTTCAGGATGGAAGACTCGTCAAGAACTACGGCATTAAAGCGCGACACGTCAAACAAGTGCGCTCGCTCATAGTTGGTAATCGTGATCCGCTCTTTCACCTGCCCATCGCGTGAGTGGTGGATATTCATGCCAAGCAACTTGCCGGCTTCTTCAACTGTCTGATTAGCAACTGCCAGCGGTGCAAGTATCAAGACATCACCAGGAACGTGCCTCGCCCAGTCAAGTTGCAGGAACGTCTTGCCCAGTCCGGTGTCGAGAAACGCGGCGCCCGTGCCAACGTCCAGCAGCTTTCGGAGGCAATCTGCCTGATGCGGCTTGGCATTTTCATGGGGATTGCATTCGACCTTATCGCGTCCAGATAGCTCCATCTTTTTTTTGCGGATCAGCAGATCCTGATAAGCGGCATTCATAGCAGGACCTCCTTTTCACTTTCGGCGGCTGCAATATTCTGCGCGGCTTGTTTGAAGTATGACGGCTTTAGCTCGGTCCCGATAAACTTTCGGCCATGCTTAACGCTCATATATCCCTCCGATCCGATGCCTGTAAATGGACTGAAAACAGTGTCTCCTGGGTTACTCCAAAGCACGAGGCATCGCTGGATGAAGTCGAGTTGAAGCGGGCAAATGTGCTTTTCGTCTTTTTCGTCCCGTGCGCCCTTCTTGTTCAGGACGTTGGTCTGGTTAATGTCCATCCATACTGGGCTGGCCCATTGTTGCCATTGATCGACTGGGAAGTCCTCATTGGTGTGAGTCACAGGCTCTGGGTTGTCTCCCGGCTTGTAGAATACAAGCAGATAATCGGGATTCCCCATGCGGCTCCGGCATGAGTCCTTTTTGATCTGCTTGTGGAGCAGGCCTAGCGCCTTCGTGCGCTGCATCTCGACCACGGGATCTTTCCAGACCGTCACGCGGCAATGGTAGATCCAGCCTTCGTCGATATGGGCGCGGATAATCTCGCCTGAGAAGTCACGTCGTCCGATATACCCGTGCATCGTCTTGCTTGTCGGCAAGTCCATGCAATGAACGCAGGAGATCCTTCCTGGCTTGGTGATACGAAGCTTCTCGGCAATCAAAAAGCGGTATTGCTCGAAGAATTGCTCATCATCGGCACAGTTGCCCATATCGGCAACGCTGTCGCCGTAAATATAGAGATTGGCGAATGGCGGCGAGTAGACGCTCAGGTCAATGGAGTTGGCTGGGATGCCCTCCGCGAATGATACACAGTCTGCATTGTAAATGCTCCAATTTTCACCGTGCGCTTGATCTAATACTTTGTTTGTTTTCATTTGTTTTTGTCTTTAATTTTTTGCTCCCAAGGGAACAGGTTTGCGGCGATTGCCTTCTCAAATTGATCTTGCGACATATCCGGCTCGATGATGCACAGGTTGCGCCATTCTTGCGCCTCCTGGCGGGCCTCGTCGCGCTGGTCCCTCATGTCGATTAACTCGTCGAGTAGGGCGTCTACGTCTTCGGTCGTCACGTTCATTGGATCACCTCCCTAAATAGCTTGGTGGTGTGGACTCCTTGGCGCCTTCCTGTGCCATAGGAGGAAGTTGGCGCATTCACCGTGCCGTTATCGTGGACCCACATGATGAC